ATTCCATCTGCGCCCCGCCGTTCAGGCGGAAAACAATATTCACAATCAGTCCGCTGCCCGGTTTTCCGGCTTCATAGCGCCATCTGCGCATCGCCGATTTCACTTCGCGCTCAAACATATTAGAAGGTTGAGCTGACAAGATTTCCACGTTATCCACGCGGCCATCCGCAGTGACGTCAAATTTTACCCGTACGCGGCCTTCAATACGTAAGGCCTGCGCTCGTGCCGGATACTGAGGCTGGTTGCGACTCAGCGCGCGCGGGCCCGCCGGGGCACTGACTGCCGGCTTAGGCGCTGTTGCGGTGTTATTCATCACCGGACGCGAAGGCGCCGCATTTTCGACCGTCTGGGTCGCGCGCGGTTCAACCGGACGTTCTTCGCGTTTTGGACGCTCCTCGACCTTCTTAACCGGCTTTGGCTTCGGCTTAGGTTTTGGCTTCGGTTCAGGCTTGTGGATCACCACCGGCGCTTCCTTCGGTGGCGCCGGAACAGGCTCGGGCTCTGGCTCAGGTTCAGCTACCGGCTGTGGCGGCGGAGGGGCAACCTGCGGCGGTTCGAGATCCGCTGGCGAGACCATCGTCACCGAAATCGGCTGCGCGGGCGCGGGCATTTCAATAACCTGATGAACCGAGGTATACAGCAAACCCGCAACAACAGCACCGTGAATCACGACAGAAAGCAGCGTCGGCCAGGGAAAGCGGCGAGGTAAATCAAGGGTCATCGAAGTCATAATCATCAACGTTAAAAAACCGAACACTGATTTTAAATGCAAATAGCAATCATATTCAATAAGACACTTTGTTCTGACGCAACTTTAGCGCATGAGAGGCCAAAAAAGGCGCATTCAGATCAGGGTATTAACATTGTTTTTATTTTACATTGCAGTCGTTTGCCCTTTCACATAACGTAACTGACACTTTTACCGGTTAAGGAGCTTCGCCGTGTTTTACGTGATTTACTCTGAAGATGTTGCTGATTCGCTCGAAAAACGCCAGGCCGTGCGCCCTGCGCATCTGGCACGTTTGCAGCTGCTCCAGGATGAGGGCCGTTTACTGACCGCCGGCCCAATGCCTGCAGTAGACAGCAACGATCCGGGTGCCGCCGGTTTTGCCGGTTCCACCGTGATTGCTGAGTTTGAATCTCAGGAAACCGCTCAGGCATGGGCTGACGCAGATCCGTATGTCGCAGCAGGTGTGTATGCGAAAGTGACGGTTCGACCGTATAAGAAAGTGTTCTGATACCAAAGCGGCTCCGAAAGGAGCCTTTTTTATCGCGGCGGTTAGGCGTCTTTATACCGTGTAAACTGCTGCTCTGTAATCAGGCTTCCCCACTGGTCGCCTTCCCACTCTTTGGCGAGCGTAAATCCAAACGATTCGTATAAACGTCGTGCGGCGGTCAGCTTGTTGAATGTCCAGAGATGCACGGCAGAGAAACCAAGGCTGTCGCAAAAGCGCATCGCTTCGGTCAACAGTTTTTTCCCCACCCCGTGTCCCCGGCAGCCATCGTCAAGAATAAACCAGCGAAGATGGGCTTCACCCGGCGCTAAATCCTCGCCGTCTATCGCCACCGACCCCACTATCCTGCCGTTCATCACCGCCAGCCAGATCTGGTTGCATGGCTTATCCAGGCGGTCACTAAATTCTGCAACACCTGTAGCCACTTTGACCTCAAAAAAGCGGCCAAAAAGGTGCTCGCGCGCGTAATAAACCCCGTGCATCTCCGCGATACGGCCAATCATGCCGGGAGTATACCCCTTAACGATCGTGAGTTCGTCGAGGCGCGTGTCGTTGCCTTTTTCACGGCACGCCAGCAGCGCGTTGGCATAAAGGGAGAGTCCCTCAGAAATGGTCTGCTGCTGGGCAGGAGCAAGACGCTTTATTGCTGAGACCACGCGCTCGTTGCTAAAGGTATTAATTTTACTGACCGTCTCATGACCTTTCGCGGTCAGCCTGAGGCTCTTCGCTCTCGCATCTTCAGGTGAAATCACCTCCTCGAGTTCGCCCGCGGCAATCAGACGAGCCAGCATCCGGCTGACGCTGGACTTTTCAAGGCCCAGCAGCTGCACCAGCTGACTCGCCGTCATCTTTTTGCGTAAGGCGATTTCGACCAGGGTATGGACGGCCGAAGGGGAGTAATTTGTTGAGGCCAGGGTCGAGGCCATAAAACCTAACTCTCGCACCATGAGGCGCGAGGAACGTCGAATAACACTGACTACCGGGGTTTCGCTGTGCATGTTTTGCCCTCATCATTTAGTTGTACTATACAACTAAATGATGAGGGATTGTCAAACATATTAAAAAGGCTCCCTCAGGAGCTTTTAAATGCGCCACAACCATTTGAAATAAAAGGATTTGTTTCAGGTCGCGTCCACATATTGACCACATCGTTACTACAGGCCCCGCGAATGCGGGGCTTTCTTTTTAAGATGCTAAACACCAAACACATTTGTTTGGCTTTAAGAAACTAAGCATCAATCATTTCGTTGAATACTATTGCATGAACATGAACTGCTATTTGATTTTTATTTTTCAATATCTAGTTGCTCCATCATTTTCTCAGTCAGCTTATGCGAACGTAACGTCAAATCAGCTTGACGACGCATGAGATCAACAAATAGTGGATTAGATGAGTTTGCGCAATTTGCTAAGGCTTGATTTGCCGTTTTATTCGAAATGTCTTGAAGTTGCTCATTTATGCTGCGAATTTCTGCCATATATTGTTCAAAAGTCATTTGTAAATTTCTCGTAGTTTTCTATTAGGCCAAGACTATTGTTTGTTAGGACAAACAAGAATTAACAAATATCATATACAGATTACTCCTACCAACTTCTTCTCACATCCAATTCATCTTTTGTTGCCCGGATGTTGTGGGATGTGGTGGAGCGGGAACAATTGCTCCTGGCGATACGATAAAGCGCTCGACCGTTTCGGTGGTCACAAATGTCGCGCTGCAGTTGATGTTTGTGCACTGGTGATAGCGCTCTTTAGTCGTGTCAGTAAAATAGCGACTTGTGCGAGCGTGAGCGGCAAAATGGCATTTTGGACAGTGAAACATGGCGAGCACCTCATTTAATTTCCGATGCGCTAATTTTACTCAATTTATCCATTTATAACAAATAGTTAGAATAAAATTACTATTCTAATTCTTCGCTTTCGTACTCCACATCCGAAACCTTAACCTCAAGCTCTAAGCCCGTCGTGTAGCCGCTCCCGTTGAGGTTATGCACCACCCGGCTGATTATCCACACCTGCTCGTCTATGACGCGCTTAAAGCCTTTCACCGCGATTGGCGTTTCAGGAAATAAATCGGCGCGGCCAATAGCCAGCGAGATTGAAAACTCAGCGACACCACGCTGTAGCTTGTCCCACTTCGCCTGAGCGGCGCGCATGGCCTGCGCCTTAGTCGCGTAGATGGTCGTCAGCTCCAGCACGTTGTCAGCTTCACCGGCCATATACTCACCCTCGCGCGCTTCCTGCTCTTTTTTGGCTTTAGTCTTTGCCGGGGCTTTTGTCGCTTTCGGGTGCTGCAGCGCGCGGAGGTGCTTCTCTTTGGGCTTTCTCTTGAGCTTCACCTTTTGCTTTTGCGGCTTCGGGTCTTTAGTGTGCAGCCATTTCGCCGTCACGCCGGTATAGGCTTCCCGGTCAGCAATGGCAAACTGATGACGATCGCCGTCGCAGCGCTCAAGCGTCATCTGCGGAATGGGCTTACCGCTGGCCGTCTTACCGCTCCCCGCTTTCAGAAATAACAGTTTCCCCGCTTTTACCGAAACCGACGCCCCGTTCCGGTCAGCCAGGCGGGACAGAAACACCGCGTCGGATTCCTGCGACTGGTCAATGTGAGGCGCGGCGACGGCTTTCAGCGTGTCGGCCACGCTGGCCGTCAGCTTATTGCGTGCCGCAATCGTCTCCACAATTTGCCCGAGCGTGGTGTCATGCCATGACTGTTCCCGGCGCGAGTTCAGCGTCCCGCGAAAATCGGCGCTTCGCCCCCGGATGGTCAGCGTATCAGGTGCGCCCCTGTGCTCGATTTCGTCGACCGTGAACGTCCCTTTTTTTATCAGCGCGGATCCCTGCCAGCCTAACCACAGCGTCAACGTTTCGCCGCGCGGTGGCAAAGCTATCTGACCGTCAGTGTCATCGAGCTCGATATCGAGCTGGTCGGCCTCGAATCCGCGATTGTCGGTCATGGTCAGACTGATAAGACGGTCACTAAAATCCTGGGTGATATCGTCGTTATCCAGCTTGAGCATAAACGCCGGTGCTATCTTCGCCCCGGCCTGAATATCCATTCCTGTAATCATCCTGCCAGCCCTCCCAGCCAGTCACCGGCAGACGTGACCAGATTGTCGGCCTGCGTTTTCAGGTCGCCATAAATGGCCGCCAGCGATTTATCGACCCGCTTAAGGGACAGGCTAAACTCGATTTTTCTCGCCGCGCCGTCGCTGAATAGCTCGGTGTGCGTATGCGTCACTTTGTCGATGACATACATGCCGTGGATCATGCCCGTTCCGTCAATCAGCGGCCACGCGCGCCCCTCGTCTGCCATCAGCTCGATGGCGGTCAGTGACAGACGTCCGCCGGTAATTTCGGGATAGAGCACGCCCGACAGCGTGCGCGTGGTTTCCCCTTCCCCGAGATACTGGTAAGCCGGAGGCTTGCCGATACGGTCATTTGACGCCCAGCGGTAATCCTTCGAATACTGCATCGACTGATAGGGCAGCGTGCGGCGCTCAAACACAAACAAACCTAAAACCATTAACATGCTTTATCCCCTTGAGTCATGACGCATACTTGAGCGCTGACGCGCACGGTTTTCACGGTCGAGTTTATCGACAGCCTCACGCAGCTGACGGTCGAGGTCGCTGCCCGGCGCGATGCCACCATTCAGGTTGATGTTATATTCTGGCTTGCTCTGATCGACGTAAGTCTTACCCGTCGGCGCCGTTACCGGCTGATATGCCTGATAACCGCCATATGTTGGGGTTGTCGGAATATAAGATTCATTTTGCGAGCCGGCGGCGGCATTGGCTTTTGCGGCCTTCTGGTCAAGGTCGGTCGATTCTTTATTGATAACCCCGAGCTTTTCCAGTAACCAGTTAACGCCGGTACGCAATGTATTAAAGCTTTTGAGCGGTAACATCAGCGCTTCGGCCAGCATCTTACCGAACATCACACCCGCATTTTTGCAGCTGTCGAGCGTCTCCTGCGTCGACTTAACCGGTGCGATCAGGTCTTTAAACCACTGCCACGCCGCTTTGAGTTTGTCACCCAGCCAGTCAAAAACCGGCTTTAACGGTTCGAATAACTCCACTACAGGGGCAAAAGCCTGCTTTATCCCCTCCATTACGCCTGAGAAAAATGCGCTTATTGGCTCCCAGTATTTGCGGATGAGCAGCGCACCGGCGATGATGGCAACGCCAATAGCCACAATCGGCCAGGTAAGCGCCCCGAGCACAGAGACAATGGCCGCCCCCATTGCGGCCAGATTTGCACCGAGAACACCGGCAGCGGCCATAATCACGTTGAAACCCGTTACCACCGGCCACGCTATCAGGCCAATCCCGCCCAGCACGCCAATCAGCGCCAGCCCACCACCTGCAATTAACCCGATGGTTGACGCAAGTGTTTTGTTATTGGTGATCCAGCCGTCGAGCTTTAAAACATATTTCGTGGCGGTTTTAGTGAGCTCACGCAGTGAGCCCTCCTGCTGGTCAAACAGGTCAGTACCGACGGCCTCATAGGCTGACTGAAATTCTTTGAAGTCACCGCCGAGGTTGTCCTGCATGATTTTAACGAGCTCAGCGGTTTTCCCGTCCGAGGCTTTAAACGCCGCCGTGAGCTGGTCGAGCTTGCCGCTTGATGCCGCGGTCATCAGTACCGCCGCCGCCGAGCTGGCTTCCTCACCAAAGATGGTTTTCATGTACTCGCCTTTCTGGCTTGTTCCGAGATTATTTTTCTCAAAACTGCGCTGCATTTCTTTCAGAATGGCGAATATCGGGCGCGTGTTGCCCTTGCTGTCAGACGTTTTAACGCCGAGCTCTTTGATTGCCTCGTATGCCTTACCGGTCGGAGCCTGCAGGCGACTCAGGACGGCACGGCTGCCCGTCCCCGCCATCGAGCCGGTGATTTTGGCGTCATGGAGCGCGCCGACCATCGCGGCGGTCTGCTCGATACTGACCCCGGCATTTTTTGCCACCGGCGCAGCATAGGTCAGCGCGTCGCTCAGCCCGTCAAAGTCAGCGGCCGTTTTGTTCATGGTCATCGACAACACGTCGCCGATGTGTGCGATCTGGTCGTTTGACATCTGAAACGCGGATTTCATACCCGTCAGCAGCGCGGCGTTTTCTTCCATCGAGCGACGGTTAGACAGCGCCATATTCAGCGTGACCGGCGTCGCCGCCTGAATCGCTGCGGCATCCCCGCCGCTTTTCGCAATGATAATCTGCGCGCTCGCCGCATCATCTGCAGACGCAGCGGTATTGTCCCCGAGCTGGCGCGCCTGTTTGCGCAGCGCCTCCATCTCGGGTGACTGTTTATCAACGCCGAGCACGGCCTGCAGCTCAGAGTTTTTCTGTGCAAAGTCATAACCGGGCGTGAGTAATTTCACTCCGGCCATTGTTCCCGCCGTGGCGATACCGACGCCCGCCGCGCCTGCCGCTGCAGCGCCTCCGGCAAGGGATTTACCGGCCTGATAACGCTCTTTAACGCGACTGAGTCGCGCCTGCTGTTGACTGACCCGCGCCAGTGCCTCGCGCTGCCGGTTAAGTTGCGCGGTCGTCTCACTGATGCTGGTTTTCAGTCGGCGCTCATCCGCCGAGAGAGTACGGGTGTTAATCCCGGCCTGCGCGAGCTCGGTGCGCTGGCGCTGTACCGACTGCCTGAGGCTGTTGTATTTGAGCTGCAGGTCAGCGGCGGATTTCTTTGCCGCCTCCATCGCGCGCGCCTGCGCGGTTGTAGGGTTCTGCGTGTTTTTAAACTGGACGGCCAGCGCGGCGGCTTCCTGTTTCGCCTTGTTAAGCGACTGGCCTGTCACGGCAAGCTGTGCGCTCGCTTTCCTGAATCCGTCAATTCGGCCAGCCTGCGCATTCAGGTCGCGCAGGCTGTTTTGAGAAGTGCGGATGTCGCCGGCAAGGGTCTTACTGGCAGTCTGGATAGACTTGAGCGGTCGGCTTGCCCGGTCTACTGCGTTCAGCAGTACCTCAATCCTGACGTTATTGCTCATGGTGGTGTCCGCTTCGCTGCAGCGCCTTTTCGCGCCATGTGATGAGCTCGGTCACGCTCAGGGAATTCAGCTCTGATGGCGGCCAGTGAAATATCACCGCGATATCCGCCATCAGGTCATCGACCGAAAGGTTGTCCGGGAACGTCAGCGAGCCGAAGATGGCGACAAAAAACCGACCACCTTACCGGCGAACAAAATCAGGTCTGATGCTTCCAGACGCATGACCTCGGGCTCGGTCAGCGCCGGGTACGTCATGCGCGGCAGCACCTTAATCAGCGCATCGACGTCAGAGTTTGCCAGCGAGGCCAGACTCACACCGCGCAGAGTACCGGCGTTGGGTTTGGACACGGTCACCTGTTCGATTTTTTGCTCACCGCGCATGATTGGATTATCGAGGATCACAATGTTTGGGTTTTCGGTTTCGATGGTGGCGGTTTCGTTGATGTTTTCCATGATGTTGCTCTCTTTGAATGTGAGTAAGTGACCGGCCAGCCTGGCTGACCGGTTAACGGGTTACAGGCCAATCGCCCGGCGGTGCTCAGCGAGACGGTCAACGCCGTCGACTTTCATCACCATGTTGACGACGTCAATCTCGATGACCTCTTTGCCGTCAATCGTGAGCTGGTAATACGAGCACTCGGTCGCGATTTTGGTCGTGCCGCTTTCGCCCTGTTTGTTCTCGCCGCCGTCGTACTCCTTGTGACGGCCACGCATGACCACCTCAACGGCGGAAATTGCGCCGGTATCATCGCGCTGGAATGAGCCGGTGAAGCGCAGCGGCACGCTGTCGGCACCCGGTGACGCATACTGCGCCCACAGCGCGACGTCAGGCAGGCCGCCCAGCGTCCACTCAAGCGACAGCGCGTCGTCGTCGAGGCCGAGGTCAATAGACACCGAGCCCGGCATCCCGCCGCCGCGATATTTCTCAAGCTTGCGGGTCAGCTTTGGCAGGGTGACGGATTCAACGACGCCCATGTAGCTGAGACCGTCGTTAAACATGTTCAGGTATTTCAGTTTGCGTGGTAACGCCATGCTCTGAGCTCCTTAGCTGTTGACCGAGTCTGACAGGTCTGCCAGATAGGTATCGGTGATGCGCTGGCGCAGGGTCAGGTTTTCCAGCGGCGGGACGGGGGTGTAGTCGTAATCGATATACAGCTTCCCGGCTTTCAGGGTTTCCACGGTGTTTGACTCCGGGTCGTACCAGCATGACCCGTCAACGATATAGCCGTTGTTTTTCAGCTCGCGGAATTTGGCATTGATACCGGCGACGATGTCGCGGATAAGCGTTGCGGAAACGGGCTTATCCATCGCCCACGCGTGCGCCTCCGCCATCGTGTCGGCCAGCACCTGCGCCGTGCGGGTGTAGTTTTCAAACACGAATAACGGATCGTCCGAGCAGGTGCGGTTGCCCCAGAATTTAAAGCCGTCGTTGCGGATGAGCGTTGTCACCCCGGCCTGATTCAGCAGGTTGGCGTCGGTGGCCTGCTCCTGCAAATCCCATGAGACCGAGGCACTGACGCCGGTGACGCCATTCACGCCGACGTTAGACAGCGTTTTGTGCCAGCCGATTGTCTGGTCGATTTTGGCACGCAGGCCGAGCGCGCGGGCGGTCGCCCATGCGGTCTGGGTTTCGTTCGTCGTGGTGTCCCATGCCAGAAAATCAGGGTGAATGACCATCAGCTCGCGCTGGCTGAAGTTTTCCCGATAGGCGATCGCTTCGGAAATGGTCTTGCAGCCCCACGCGCTCACGTAGCCGAACGCGCGCAGGCTCTGACAGGTCGACGCAAGCGCGGTCGCCACTTCCTGCGTATCCAGTCCCGGCACGCCGAGAATGCGCGGCTTAACGCCGGTGACGGTTTTCGCCGTTAACAGCGCTTTCAGCCCGGTGTATTTGCCGTTTTCGTCGGTCGTGCCAATGATGTTGGAAATGGTTTCTTTCTGCGCCGCTTCCGGGTCTTCCGGGTCGTCGATACCTTCGGGAACGCGCACCACCACAATGACCGGCTTGCACTGGTCGGCGATGGCCTGCAGGGATTTTGACAGCGTGCCCTGTTTACCGGCTTTACCGATAGCTGTTTGCACACTGGTAATCAGCACCGGCTCGTTAAGTGGAAACGTCTTTTCGTCAGCATCGCTGGCCGTGCAGACCATGCCGATGATGGCCGTCGAGACGGTGGAAATGGTGCGCGTGCCATCGTTAATCTCGATGACCTCGACGCCGTGATGATAGTCGCCCATCTGTTTAACTCCGTGGTTAAGGGGTGCGACTATTTTCTGTTGTGTGCTGCACGGGTGCGATGCAATGCCGTTGGTGGGGGAATGAAACAACAAACAAAAGCCCTCCGGGTGGAGGGCTCAGGTCAGACTGGTTTTTCAGGCCATTCTATAGATGGCGCCGCGCTGATATCGAGTCGGTTTAACATCACCCGGTAACGCTTCCAGCGGGTGAGCAATTCAGCCTCTTCCCCGGTGTCAATCCCGAGCTCGTAAGCATCCTGCAGCGGCGTGATTCTGGCGTTAGCCTCAGCCATCAGTGCAGTCCGGGTTTCTTCAGCCAGTGCAATGAGCGCATCAGCCGAGGGCTCCGGCGGGTCGACTAAAATGGGGTTTCCGGCCTCGTCAGCGGCAATCACTTTTCCCGTGGATTGCCCCTCACGAAGCGAAAAGTATGATTCCTCACTGATTTCCACGGCATCAGCAGGAGTGGATTTATTCACCTCATCGCAATAAAAACCCAGCGTTGTTTTCGAAAAATAATAATTCATCTTTATCTTCCTAATAACCAATGGCAAACCAGCATAACTGGCGATCTGTTGCGGCAGTATTTGACAGGGAATATTGTGATGCCGATTTGATAAATCCCGTCATTGAGTTTTCGCCAGCCGTTCGCTCGATGTTGTTTGATACCGTCAGCGATGCGCAACCAGTCGGAAACGAAACAGGGAAACTTAATGTTCGCGTGGTTGCCCCGCTAACGCTCTCAATCCCCCACTGAAAAATCATTCCCGTGTTTGAATCTTTAAACCATCCGCGAGACCCTTTTGATGCGGTATTGACCTTCTGGAAAGTGCTGTTAGCCAGCGACTTGGTATAAAACCGGTTATCGAAATTCTCATAGCTGCCCGGCTTAATCTGGCCTCTCGCCTCCACATGCCCGCCACGGGTATCGACAAAGACCGTGACGCCCTCACTGCCGGTGAGGGTGCAATAGAATCCGATACCGTTCCATGATTTCAGCAGCAGGTTATTACTGGAAAAGCCGACGGCATCCTCACCCTGATAAATCCCCGTTGCGTTCCTGATTTTCACGCCTTCAGAGAAAGCGACCTCTTTCTGGAAAGTGCCACCCTTTGACGCTGAAACGGCATCGACTTCATCAGCCGTGGGAGGGTTATTTGAATCAAAGAGCTTAATCCATCCCTGCCACTGACCATTGATTTTTGTCCGATGGCGCATGGGCTCATCCGGGCGACCTGCGCGCCAGCCAATCTGGCGACCAGTATTCTGGTCGTACTGGCAATGAATCAGCTCTGAGGCCTGACCCGTGACCGGACCATGAACACCTTCGGCGCTCATCCTGAAAAAACCATTAAAATTGATATTATTAGCATCAGACACGCCGACACCTGCCACCGCACCAACACCAAAATCACCTGCCTGTAATACTCGCCCGGCAGTAGTATCTGTGCTTGAGCTGGTCACATCTTTTGTGGCCGCCGTGCCCGCATCATCCAGATTCGAGGTTTTCAGGGTGATATCTTTGGTGCCGTCAAAATCCACACCTGCAATTTTTCGCGCGGTGGCGAGTTTCTTTGCGGCTTCCGCTGTACCTTTGGCCGGTAACGCGCCGACATCATCGGCGGTGGGTTTATACCCCTCATGGTAAACAGCCTTGTCGTCGTACTTCAGCTCGCCCGTATGCTTCAGTTGCAGAAACTTATTCGACGCACCGTTAGCGATATACACATCTGAGTTACCCACCCCAAACGACACGCTGCCGATCGCGGTTTTAATTCCAAACCCGCCTGTCAGCCAGCCGCCCGCAAGCGGTAAACGGCTATTTGCATTATCGTTTGCCGCTTTAACCGCTTTTGGCGTCGCTGCGACGCTCTCAGACGCGCTGTCTACCGCGCTACTGAGCTGGACGATACCCTTTTGCGCCGTGGTGGCGTCCTGAGCCGTATATTTCCCTTTTGCAAGGTCATATGCCACCTTAACCGCTTTTGGCGTCGCTGCGACGCTCTCAGACACGCTGTCGGTCGCGCTGCTTAACTGCGTGAAACCCTTTGCTGTGAGCGTGGCGTCAGGATGACGGCGGGACTGCTCATGCTCCGCGAGCTTGTCGTCAACGTAGTCCTGCGTTGCCATCACCATTGAGGTGTCAATCGTCAGCTCGACCGACTCGATGTCGCTTACCATGATGACCATACGCACGGTCTGCGCACGGCCAGACCCCTCTGCCAGCGCTGGCTTGTAGCTTTCGGCCATGTTACCGACCGCAATCAGCGTGCCGGTATCATCATAAAGCCCCATTTCACGCATCCAGAAACCGCCGGTCTCCGGCGGGATAAGCAGCTCCGCCACGACATAATTTTTGTTTTTATTGTCCTGGCTGATTTTGTTCAGCGCGTGACGCCAGACCTCTTTGACGAGCTTTGTCTGGTTCGGGTCAGGCACCGGCAGCGTGCCGCCACCGTCGCCGATGGCCATCGCCGTAAAATTCACTTTTTTCCCGTTCGGGACGGTCGCTGCGGCCAGCTTAATCGCACCGGCTTTGGTGATGACCGTTTTGTATTTCACTGTCATTGTTCTCTCACTTATCCGGGATAAACCGTGATGATGTCGCCGTCATAGGTCAGGGCTCCGGTGTAGAGGTAGCCGGGAATGTCCTGAATAATGGTCAGGCCGATAAGGTGGCGGCTGGCTGGTTTGGCATCCGCGATGAGCCGTTCCATTTCGTAATACATTTCTTCGGTGATGCCGGTCTCTAACACACCGATATCGAGGCGAAACGTGCCGGGCGGGTCGTTCGTTTCCCACCACTCAGACACGTTAATCAGGTAGCCGAGCGGCTCCACCACGCGACGCACCGCCCCAATCGTTCCTTTGTGCGCATGGATAAACCACGCCGCGCGGATCACATCCCGCTTTGTGGCCTCCGGCCAGTTCTCATCCCAGCGGTCAACGGAAAACGCCCACGCCAGCCACGGCAGCAGATTTGCCGGGCAGTTATCGGGGCTCCAGAGACGGCGCAGCGGAACGGGGGTATTTTCAATCTCAGCGCAGGCGCGCGCAGCCGCCACCTCAAGCGGCGACGAGCCCACCGGCAGCAGGCGGGTATCATTCATCGTTGCCCCCGATAGTCACGCTGTACTCGCTGCACCATGACGCCTGCGTGTCATCGAGCACGATGTCGGCCACTGGTTCGGCCAGCTCTACGCGCTGCACACCTTCGACGTGGAGCGCGGCATAAATCGCTGATTTGCGGATATCGCGCCCGAGCCGGTGCTGCGCGGTGATATACGCCTGCAGCTTAGTTTTCGCCGCACTGAGCACCGGCTCGCTTTCGGGTCCGGGATAAAGGTAAAGGGATGCGGTGATTTTATAGTCGACAATGTTCGCCGACTGCACGGTCACGCGGTCAGCGACCGGCCTGACGTCCTCATCGTTCAGGGCGGCACGCACGATGGCGAGCAGCTCGTCAGAAGCTATCCCGTTATTTTCGCGGGACAGCACAGTGACCGTGACACACGCAGGCTCGGGACTGATGACCGAAATATCGGCGACCCGCCCGTCAGCGCTGCGGCCATGAAACTGATAAGAGCCGGTAGAGCCTGCGGTACTCAGCCCCTCAAAAGCCTGCTGAATGCGCAGCCGGTAGTCGGTGTCCGACTCCATCACGGCAGGCGTCGGCGGTAACGTCGTATCGTCTGCAGGCGTGATGACAAGGCGCTCGACGTTGTAATTTGCGCCTATCTGGTCGAGGTCTGCGTCGGTGGCGTAGGCCAGCATGACCGCGCGCGCGGCTTCGTTGACGCGCTGTCGCCAGATAACCTCCCGGTAGGCGTTTTCCTGCAGTAGCTTCACCAGCGGCTCAGACTCAAGCGAGAGCGTGCGCGCGATCGCGTCCTGCTGGTCTTCCGGGTACAGCGAGACGAGCGTCGCCTTTCGCTCGCTCAGGATGGTTTCATAGTCCAGTACCTCCACGACATCAGGCGCGGCGAGCTGGTTAAGGTCAACAATTGCCATAGCGTTTAACTCAGTGGAATGGTGAGTGAAAAAGGCTGGCCGCCGGTTGAGCGGGTGCCGGTGATGTCGACATACAGCCCGCCGCTGGTCTCCGACCGTTCAAAGGTGATGGTCGTGAGGCTGACGCGTGGCTCCCACTTCTGGATCGCGGAATAGCACGCGGCCATAATCTGCAGGCGCAGCGCCGGGGTCTGCGGCTGGTCAATCATTTGCGACAGAAGCGAGCCGTATTCACGGCGCATGACGCGCGACCCAACCGGCGTGACCAGAATGTCGCGCACGCTTTGCCGGATATGCTCAACCTCAGAGATACTGAGGCCGGTCTGGCCGTTCATTCCCAGATAACGCACCGTCATTGCGTCCCCTTAGTCCAGCTTCCGCCGCTCTGTACGTTGCCGTGCGCGTGGTTATCCACCTGCACGCCGTTTGATTTCAGAGTCCCGCCGGTGTGCTCGATGTTCCCGCTCATCTTCCCGCCGTTCTTCACTTCGAGCGTGCCGGTTGTCAGCTTGTTGGTGCACACCACCTCCGGCGTATCGAGCGTGATGCGGCTCGACGCTTTCACCAGCACCACCGGCACGGTGGCCGTAATGGACTCAGACGCGGTGACGTCTGCGGTTTTGATGCCTGACACGGTGAGCGCGCCGTTTTGTGGTTCGTACTCGATGACAGCGCCATCAGGAAATGACACATGAAACGCATCGGGTGAGGCCGAGGGCGCGGGATGGTCATCAGAGAAAATGCCCGGCAGCACAAATGCCGTATCGAGCTCGCCGCCGATCGCCAGCAAAAGCACCTGCTCGCCAACGGATGGAGCCCACCATACGCGCGAGCGACCGGCGCGGCAGGTTAGCCAGTTCAGCCAGGTGGTTTCCATGCCGCCGGTCTGGACACGACAAAGCCCCTCGTCGTGGTCGACGTCGGTCACGATGCCGGTGCGGATAAGGTTGCGGATCGCGCGTGCGATTTCCTGCAGAGAATTTAAATTATTCATGGGGAAAGGATGCCGCCGGGCTAAACTGGCATCAACTTCAATGGTTTTTGCCATCTCTAGCACAACGGCATGGAAACGAGTAAATTAAAAGAGTTTATTTCAACAATTTGTTACTGTTAACTTTCCCCTTAAGGTAAACCTATATGACTGATGCAATTGATGATTCTAAAGTGATGGAATACAAGATGAGGCCATTTAGATCTTCTTGGAAGATGTTATCACCTGAGTTAGTTACGCTTGCAAAAGAACTTCTTTTTTTAATAAGGAAGTATGGGATTGAAAAGATAGGTGAACAAAATGCCATAAGCAAACGTAAAGAGTTTATTTCCGCAGTCCATGAAGGTTGGAAAATAGCCCAAAAGAAAATTGCCTTTGAGATAATCATTAGGTTAGATGAAATCACATCACTACAAAAACAATCCAAAGACTTTCATAGGCAAAAAAACAGCAAAGAGAAAATGAGGTGCTTGAGAGAGTCTCGACTAAAAGAATATGAGATTAAGGTTTTAAGAAGATTTATTGATTCGATAGTATGGGTATTGTTTAACAACGAGCACTCATCAATCAGACGATTATCCTTGCCAAATAACAACGACAACTTATCCAAAGAAAATATTATTGACTCAATGATTGCCGCCGACTTAATTAACGAAGAGCCAACATCCATCGCTATAGTATCCGATATGACAACGTTCGTCCATGCAGGCGATTTGGTCGTTTACAAAATGGGAGAAGGTGTTAGTATCGCCGAGGTTAAATCAGGCGATAAGAACATTGATTTTTCTCATGCGGCACAATTCTCAGTGGAATCACAATGCCAAAACTTTGATGAACAATTTATTAAAAATCTGAATGAAAAAGATATAAAACATTACACTCGAACAAAAAAGCAATGGCAGCGATTGACCGATATTACTCAGACGATCAACGGAGGTACCGGTTATGACCACTATCACAAGACACAGGTCAACATTGAAGATGATAATTACATACCTGAATTTTATAACCAAGCTATTGTAAGTTGTTGGAGCGAATTAAAGTCAGGAAAAAATTGGAGCATAGAGGTAATTGACGATTGTTTGTATGTCGGAGCCTATAAAAAATCCGAAATGGGATTTGTAGGTTTTAACACATGGATGGATGGAACAAACTTTAAAGGTCATGTATTCAACATCTCTGACAGCATCGGTCAGCATTTCGCCCAGCCATTATTTAACCTTAATCTCCCTCATGAATTGATAGAAGACATCATTACAGGGGAGTTAATCATTGTATTATGCCTTGATTATAGAAAGTTTATGCAATTGGGAAATAAGATGCACCCTAACTTATTACACCTAGCACCTGTACCAAAAAAATTCTCAGATCCTGATGATTTTTTCATGATTGATAGGGAAGCTATTTTTTCTTATAAAAACGGCAACACTTCATTTATTGGCACCGGACTAGAATCCCGTATAATATTCGATCTTCAAAAGCCATCAAATATAATAGACTGGATTTACAAGGGGAGTGATCTATATACTCCCCCCCAACGCCGAACACAAACCTCCGATGCTCAAGCACTCAGACGGAAATTAAAAAAAATAAAAAAATGCAAAAACAAAAACGCCAAACAAAGTCGGCGCTTAAATCGTAAATAGCAATTAAATTTAGTACCCACGCAGGTTTATTGCATTCAATAATATGCATTTAACCTGCAAGATGGTTAATTATCAAAGTATCAATGAGCCGCTTATCTTCGTAGCTGAGTCCGAGTAGCTGGCGCGCCGCGTACTGCACGTCACGGCTGTGCGGGTTAGGGCGGTCTTTTAGCCCATACTGATGGACTTGCGCGATACGCTGCACTTTGCCGGTAAATTCAACCACCGCGCTGTTTTCGCGGCCAGTGGCTTTCATGTACCGGCTTGTGCGTAGCTTCTGGAACATCGCCCGCTTAATCCGCCCGGTCTTAGCCCTGAGCGGCTGACGCTTTCGCGCCTGATACGGCGAGCCATCCGGGGCTTTCTGCAGCTTGATACGTTGCTGTTGCGACTTGCGCAGCTCCTTTGCTATCTCTCCGGCCAGCTTACGGCGTGCAGCCGGTGACAGGGCAGCAATCAGACCATTGAGCCGGTCGTCAAAGGGCTTAAATTCACTCATCCCATTTGCTCACCAGTTCGCCGTTGATATAAAGCTCTTTAGGCCGGGTGACGGGCTCCGGCAGCGGCGGCTCAGGGGCATAGCTTACGTGCAGCGCGCCGTTTTCCTCTTTGATGATGGTGCGCTCGGTGAGCTGCAGGCTGATGCTGATATCGACGCTGTCCCCGTCGTTCAAATCCATCTGGAAACGGTAGCCCTTTTTGCGGCCGTCATCGAGCGTGCAGATATCCGGCTGGTTTTCCCTGAGCCATGCGGCCACCGGCACGAAAATCAGGTCAGGGTCGCCCACAAAGTCACACACGATCACATTCAGGGTATAAATTTTCTCGTGCGACAGCGAGGCCGCGAGACGCGCATCGATATTCCCCTCATCGGCAAAGATGCGCATCATTTCGGGGTTTGTTTCAAGCTGCGGGACGGCTTTAATCAGCGCTTCGCGCAGGCTGCGTGCTTTCTTCATCGAGTTTATCCTGACAGTCTTTGACGGTTTCAACCTGCAGCGCGCAGGCGGCGAGCGCGTGCTCAAGCCTGCGAATATCGGCGCTCAGATCGCCATTAGTGGCCGGGTCGCTTCCCGGCATCGGGCAATAGCTCACTTTCGGGCAGGCGCTGTAAACAATGACCGGCGGAGGCGCAGGCGGCGCGGGTGTGCAGCCTGCGCACAACATCAGGCAGCTCAGCGCTGTACCAGCGACGTAGGGTTTCCTTCTCATTTATCAGCCTCGTAATGGTTTGTTCACGCCGCACGGCCATTGCACCTGCGGCCAGCAGTTCGCCGCGTAGACTGACCTGCGCGGTTTCATTTCGCCTGGCAATTCCCTGCGAAACGGAAAGCTGATTTTTCAGCATTCCGATCGCGGTTTTTTGTTCAGTGGCGACCCTGTTCGCCCGTTCAAACGAGCGCGTCAGGTTGCCGTTTTCATGACGCTGCCAGAGTACAACCGCAATAAGCGCGGCCAGTAAAAACAACATCACTTTCATTGAATCCCCCTGAGGCAGTAAGCACGCTCACGCGCGCGGCGGTTTTCCAGCCCCTTGTTAATTTCGCCGTTCACGTAAACCCAGCGGGTGAGCTGGTCGCACGCCTGCGGCCATTGTTGGCGTTTGATAAACGAGACCAGCGTCGACCGGCAGGCCGCGCCGGTTCCCATGTTGAATGAGAAACTGACCAGCGCGTCGTAAACGTGCTGCGGCATTTTCACCGGTGCACACACGGCCAGACGTTTCTCGACGTTCAGCACATCCGCGACGAGGTTCGCCGCCGCCTGCCGTTCGGTGATTTCCCCCTTCGGCACGACGCCTGCAGTGTGGCCGATGCCTGACGTCCACACTCCCGCGCTGCACTGGTAAGGCGTCAGGCGACAACCTTCGAGGTCGGCAATCAGCGCCAGCCCCCCGGGCGAGGTGTTAAGCAGACGAAAGTCAGGCATCAGCGCTGCCAGCGCCAGCACGGCGGCCACACTGCATTTTTTAACGATTGATTTCACGAATAGCCCCTTTATCGAGTCCGAGCGATGTCAGATAGAGGTACGTCTTGCGCTTAAACCAGTAGTTCGTCAGCGCGGTAAAAATGGCGCATCCGCCGCCCACGTAAAGCGCCATCTTTTCGGGGGACATTGCCCCGACATACGCCAGCCCCACGGCCAGCCAGTAGGCGATAAACGTGGTGATTTTTTCCATACTCAGTCCCATAGATTCACCGTTTCGGTTCTGGCCGCGCTCTCGGTCTCGGGCAGCTCTATTGCCGTGCCGTGCGGCAGGATAACGCCGAGCTCAGACAGGCCGGGATTAGCCTCTAAGACGGTTTCGACCACGCCCTCGGTGCGCCCGTAATACCGGGCACAAATCGCATCGAGGGTGTCGCCCTGCAGCGCATACGCTTTCATCATATTTGCCCCACAATGCAGCGCGCTTTGTCCTGGATGCGCGCCACAGACCAGCGCATATCCCGCCACATTTCATCGATAGTGCTGTCGATGCTGTCGGCCTTTTTATCGCCCTTGGCGGTAGCATCCACGCCGCGAAAACGCTCATACAGCGTGGCCGTCGTCATCGAGCACACTGCGTTGAAGTAGTGGAAAACGCGCACGCTCTCGCCGTCGAGCTCGTCGGTCGGGACATCCACCAGCGTGGCGTAACCGGCGTCGAGCTGACTTTCGCGCCAGTCGCTCAGTTCCGCGTTAGTCTCTGCGATCGCGGTCTTAATCGCCCGGCGCAGGCGCACGGGGGAAACGGTCTGCTCTAAACGCATTTCTTCCCGCACGCGCTTCGGATCAACGTCAGGAAAAAACGGAGTGTTTTTGATTACCGGCTCGCTCACGCCCGGTGGCGGTATCACCACGCCCGGCACATCCTGCCGCTCTTTTTTTTGCTCAATAATCAGCGTCGTCATGACAACCTCGGGTAATGGGTGGGCGGTGGACACCGGTCGCAGTCAGGGCAATTGATACCCGCATTGACCGGCGTGCCGCCCGGCTCGGGGAGCGCTCGTTTAACCAGCGGCTTTTGCCGCCTTTGGTGGACGCCCGCGCCTTGCCGCCGTTTTAGCGGCAGGTTTGCGCGTGCGTGGTTGAGTCGTTTTGGTTTTCGGTGCCGGTTCGGGTTTTGGCCTGAGCTGGCGCTCTAGCTGCTCAATGTCTTTTCGAACGCCGATGGTGCTCTCTAACTGGATCGCACGCTGCAGTTGCGCCAGTGCCTCCGGCAGTTGCTCCGCATCACGCAGCACGTAGCCGGTGATTTTGTGCAGCTTCGCGCGCACGATGTCGGGCATATCCGCGCGCTCGGTCAGCGCGAGGGTGTCGAGCAGGTTCGACAGTTCGACCGGCTGTTTCGCACCCCGCAGGCGTTGCGCGGCCAGTGCCACCTCTTCGGCCAGAAGGTAAGGCGTCGGACGTCGACCGGTCGGCATGGTCAGGCCGTAGGTCATGGCATAACGGGCAATTTCCAGCGCCCCGGCGATATCGTCAGCATCGAGACGCCAGAGCATCACCGTCATGACGATGTCATCCTGCGCGCCTTTGCCGTTTTCTAGGACGCCAGCGACCCACGGCAGATAGAACGGCAGCAGCTCGCGCTTTTTGTCTGCCTTGCGCTCATTGGATCGGATTTGTTTTAGCGTGCGGTTGTCTGCGGCCAGCTTAACGAGCATCTGCTCATAGGCAGTTGCATTGCGCAGCGGGACGGCAGCCCGCTGCGCTGTTTCAGAGGCCGAGACCCGCATCATGTGACGCGCTGCGGGACTCGTCATGGCTTACTCTCCGCTTTCCGGTGCTGCAGGCGCGGAAGCGCTTTCCGGCGCTGCCGGTGGGGTAAAGTCACCGAGCTTGATGTTTTCAATCAGGCAACCGGCGGCGTAAGCCTCGACCACATAGTCAATATTCATTGACTCGTAGTTTTCTACGCGGTCTTTTTTCGGTTCTTCAATGATGGCGCGACGGTGCGCGTCATCCATGAAGTAAATCGACAGGTTGTCGAGACGCGTCACCATCAGCCCATCAGCCGGGAAGTAAGGCACGCGCACGGCTGGCAGGTTGCCGATTCGCTTCTGGCTGATGATGATGTCAGCGGCCAGCGATTCGGTGTTTGCCTGCTCCTGATTGACGATAGGGAAATACTTATCCGCCATCAGCTTACGCCCGGTGATGACGACGAGCTCCGGGTCATCCTGATAAATCTCGTCAATCAAGTTACTGGTGGCATCCATGACCAGCGCGTCGAGGTTCGCATAGTCGCCGTTTTTACCCACACGGATCACGTCGGAAATGACTGTGCCGTCCTCGTCGGTGACTTTCGACATCACGCGCGCTGGCGCTTCATTGCGGTACTTCTGCAGCCAGCCGACGGCCACATCCTGCAGCAGCGGATTGTTTTTGCGGTTCGAGGTTTCCGCTCGGGTAGTACCGTTGAAACCGGCCATGATGAAATCGAGGGACTGACGTTTGATGATGGCGTCACGGATACGGGTCTGGAAGTCCTGGAATCGCGCCCACAGGTCGAGCTGTTTGTAGCGGATATGGAAGTCAAAGTTAATCTGCGCGCACTCGTACTTATTCGACTCCAGCGCGGTAAAGTCAGCGGTCTTACGCTCATCATCACCGGCGGTGTCGGTAGTGCTCGCAATTGTGCCGTTAACGCCGACGCCGACTTTTTCGCCTTTCAGCTCGTCGACCGGCACGATGTTGATTTTGGTCAGAAACGCGGATGACATCTGTAGGGTGGTCATCAGGGTTTGCGTGACCGACGGCTCGACGGTAAATTTCTTCGCCACGTCATCGGTGGAAACGCCGTTCAGCTCCGCGACGCGGGACAGGTAGGCATTAAATTTGAAGCGGGTATCTTTACGCATGGTTTTTCCTGTTCGGGTAAAAGGGTATCAGGCCGGGCTGCACGCCCGGCGGGTTATCAGCAGTTGGTCAGCAGCTCGTCGCCGGTACCGCCTTTTGAAAGCTCGCGGCGCGGCTGGCGCTGGCTTTCGGTGTTATCGAGGGAGCTTTTCAGGGAGGTAAACGCCTGCGCGTTTTCATCGACTTTGCTGTTCACGTCCTGCTTAAGCTGTGCAAAAGCGGTCTCCAGCTCGGTGACGCGCTGGTCGGTAACGTTGAGATTGGTTTGCACCTGCTCGGTAACGGTGGTCACCGCCTCATGCACATCCGCGAAACGCTCGTCATCGCTGACCTGCTTCCGGCTGAAAATGGCCTTAACCATATCGGTAAGACTGTTAAACATGGTGTCGGGAACGTCCTCAAACTCCAGCTCAGCCAGTGAGGCGACAGAAAAAACGTCGTCCGGCTGGTCTTTTTTACCGGCGAGCGGGTTCTGCGCGGCGCGGCTGCAGAATTCGAGGTACTCGGTGCCGAGACTTGCCGGGTCATCGGTGACGGCCAGACCAACGAGGTAACACTTGCCGCTGTTGGCAAAGTTCGGGCGGATCTCCATGGAGGTGTAAACCTTCTGCCCGGCCTTAACCATGCTGACCAGCTCGTCGAGCGGGGCGATTTTGCCAAACAGCGCTTTTTTGCCATCGAGCGCAGAGCCATCGCTGATAATCTCCGCCTTGAGCGCGGTCACATCGCCATAACGTTTAAACTGGCTGTCAGGCATCAGCCCCCGGATATGTTCGAGGTTAATGCGGCAGCCGTAGACGCGCGGGTCGAACGTGTCGGCCATATCCTGAATATCATCGCCGCTGATGACGCGGCCATCGCAGGTGTCACCCTCGACGCCGATGCGAAACCATTTAGAAACTTTCTTTGCCATTGTTCAGGTGTCCTGATGTTGGGTTTTCGGGTCGGGTTTAGTTTCCCGGCTCTGACCCGTATCAGCCACCGCTTGCGCTCCTGTTAGATCTGATACAACAGGCACTTAGCGCGAATAACCCCCTATTTCCTTAGCCTTGCCACGTCACACCAAAAACGAGGCAAGCATGACCATTTCAACTGACCTTTCTCTGTTAACTGACCCGCGACGACAGGCGCGGCTGTTGTACTGGCAGGGGTTCGCCGTGCCGCAAATCTGCGACATGCTGCAGCTCAAGCGCCCGACCGTGCAGAGCTGGAAACAGCGAGATGGATGGGAAGAAACCGCCCCTATTAACCGCGTGGAATCGACATTAGAGGCGCGGCTTATCCAGCTCTACGCTAAGCCAGACCTGACCGCGCATGACTTCAAAGTCGCGGATTTTTTGTCGCGCCAGATGGAGCGGCTCGCGCGCATTAACCGCTACGGCCAGACCGGAAACGAGGTGGATTTAAACCCCAATATCGCCAGCCGTAACAAAGGGGATCGCAAAAAGCCGAAACGCAATTTCTTCAGTGATGAAGCGATTGAAAAGCTGGAAGAGATTTTCTTCGACCAGTCGTTTGACTATCAGCTCCGCTGGCATAAAGCAGGGTTAGAGCACCGCATCCGCCACATCCTGAAATCCCGCCAGATTGGCGCGACGTTCTACTTTGCGCGTGAGTCACTCCTGCGCGCGCTTAAGACCGGGCAAAACCAGATATTTTTGTCGGCCAGTAAAACGCAGGCTTACGTGTTCCGTAAGTACATTATCGCCTTTGCCCGTCTGGTAGACGTCGACCTGTCAGGCGACCCGATCGTCATCGGCAACAATGGCGCTGAGCTGATATTTCTTGGGACCAATTCCAACACCGCGCAGAGCCACAACGGCGACCTGTACGTCGACGAAATTTTCTGGATCCCCAATTTTCAGAAGCTGCGCAAAGTCGCCTCGGGCATGGCCTCGCAGTCACACCTGCGCACCACCTATTTTTCGACCCCGTCGACGCTGGCGCACGGCGCTTACCCGTTCTGGTCAGGAGAGCTGTTTAACCGTGGCCGCAGCAACCGCGACGAACGTGTCGACATCGATATCAGTCATCAGGCGCTTGCCGGTGGCGTGCTGTGCGGAGACGGTCAGTGGCGGCAGATTGTCACCATTGAGGACGCGCTCGCCGGTGGCTGCACCCTGTTTAACCTCGACCAGCTTAAGCAGGAAAACAGCGCGGATGACTTCCGCAACCTGTTTATGTGCGAGTTCGTCGACGATAAGGCGTCGGTATTTCCGTTCGAGGAGCTGCAGCGCTGCATGGTCGATGCGATGGAAGAATGGGAGGACTTCGAACCGTTCGCCGACCGGCCGTTTAACTGGCGACCGGTCTGGATTGGCTATGACCCGTCACACACCGGGGACAGCGCCGGGTGCGCGGTACTGGCTCCGCCGCTGGTTGCCGGTGGCAAGTTCCGCATCCTTGAGCGTCATCAGTGGAAAGGCATGGACTTTGCCGCACAGGCCGAGGCCATCCGGGCGCTGACTGAGAAATACACCGTTGATTATATCGGCATCGATGCGACCGGCATCGGCCAGGGGGTTTACCAGCTCGTGCGCTCATTCTTCCCGGCGGCGCGTGCTATCCGCTACACGCCTGAAATGAAAACCGCAATGGTGCTGAAAGCGAAAGACACCATCAGGCGCGGGTGTCTGGAATATGACGCCGGGGCGACCGACATCACTCAGTCGTTTATGGCTATCCGCAAAACCATGACCAGCAGCGGCCGCAGCGCCACCTATGAAGCCAGCCGCAGCGAGGAAGCCAGCCACGCGGATATCGCGTGGGCGACCATGCACGCCCTGTTAAACGAGCCGCTTTCCGCCGGTAGCGGTATGCAATCAAGCTCCATTCTGGATATTAATTAAGATGAAAAAACGCCAAAAGAAACAGCCAAAACAGACCAACATGACCGCCAGCGCACCGCAGAAAATGGAGGCGTTCACCTTTGGTGAGCCGTCGCCCGTTCTGGATCGCCGCGACATCCTCGACTATGTCGAGTGCATCAATAACGGCAAATGGTACGAGCCGCCGGTCAACTTCTCGGGACTGGCAAAAAGCTTGCGCGCCGCCGTACACCACAGCTCCCCGATTTACGTAAAGCGCAACATTCTGACCAGCACCTTTATCCCGCACCCGTTGCTGTCCCGTCAGGACTTCAGCCGCCTTGTGCTTGATTATCTGGTGTTTGCAAACGGCTACCTTGAAAAGCGCATGAGCGTGACCGGCCAGCTCTTAAAGCTGGAAACCTCACCGGCCAAATACACCCGCCGTGGTATAGAGGATGGCGTTTACTGGTACGTGTCGGACTATACGCACCCGCACCAGTTCGCACCCGGTTCGGTGTACCATTTGCTTGAGCCCGATATCAATCAGGAGCTCTACGGGATGCCGGAATACCTGAGCGCGCTCAATTCCGCCTGGCTGAATGAGTCCGCCACGCTGTTTCGTCGCAAGTATTACCAGAACGGTGCGCATGCGGGTTACATAATGTACGTGACCGACGCGGCGCAGAGCAGCACCGACGTCGAGTCGCTCCGCTCCGCGATGCGCGACTCGAAAGGACTCGGGAATTTTAAAAACCTGTTTTTCTACGCCCCGAACGGGAAACCGGACGGCATTAAGATCGTGCCGTTGAGTGAAGTCGCCACGAAGGATGATTTTTTTAACATCAAGAAGGTAAGCGCCGCTGACCTTCTCGATGCGCACCGCGTGCCGTTCCAGCTTATGGGCGGCAAGCCGGAGAATATCGGCTCGATGGGCGATATCGAGAAAGTGGCGCGGGTATTTGTGCGTAACGAGCTGACTCCGCTGCAGGAGCGTATCAAAGAGATTAACGATTGGTTAGGAATGGAGGTGATCCGCTTCAAGGATTACAGTATCGAGACCGACTAAACCCGCCCCAAATGCCGCCTCCGGGCGGCACAACTTCAGAGCAAGCCAGACGGCGCACACGCAATGCAAGCACCCCGACATCACCTTTGACCGATTACACATCACAGCGCGCCACCACGACGCGCACAGACGCGCTAAATAAATCCCGTCACCACGTCTGGCGCGCAGTGCTATCCCCGCCTCGCCTGCCCGCTTGAAAGGTCGGTTTTAATGCAACTGTTTCTATTGCTCTCGCTCCCACCTACTCTAGCTTTAGAGCATCAAATACGTTAAATTTTTTGCATGCAATTACATGCAGTTAGCGCATGCACAAAGACAAAGGAGATGTAAATGTACATTAGTGAAGTTAAGATCAGTAATTTCCGGAGTTTTAGAGAGTTAAATGTTAAACTAAGAAAAAACACAATACTCATTGGAGAAAATGACGTTGGCAAAACCAACTTTTTTGCAGCCTTATCTCTTCCCCTATCAACTAATCAAATTGATTTTAATAAAAAGAAATTAAACATTTCAGACATTAACAAAGAAGCCATTATAGATTTCTACAAGGCTATCATAGCAAATGAAAACAGTTCTACTTTATCCTCTAGAATCCCTAAGGTTAGTGTCAGCTTAAAATTCACAGATCCTAAAAACAATTACGAAAAATGCATTCTTGCAAAATGGTTAATTGAAGAAAATGACACCCCATGCTTTAAGATAAGGTATGAATTCAAACCTAAAAATGAGAATGACCTCATTGCAGCCACTAAGGAAATATTAAAAAACAAAAGCATTAATGACACCCAATGGTTTTCATTCCCAATAGAATTTTATGATTACGTTATTGTTTCTGAAAATAATGAAAAACAGATTCCATTCATTGACCTTCAAAAGACAAGAATAAATAATATTTTTGCAGAAAGAGATGACTTTTCGTCCGAAGGAATGCTAAGGTCAAACAACATATTAACCAGACTGCTCATAACATCTCTATCAGACAGTGAAAAATCCGCAATTAATAACTCTTACGTGGATTTCTTTAAGGCAATTGAAGGAACAGAAACATTTGAAAAGTTAATAAAATATGACGATAGCTTTGAGAATATAAAATCATTTCTTGATGAACTTGAATGCTCCCCTAACCTACCAAATCTAAAAAGCATTCTTTCGAATATCACATTAAAATATGGAGACGAATTTCTCTATCAAAAAGGTTTAGGCAAAAGAAACTTAATATACATTTTCCTTCTGTTTGCTTATTATAAATCTAATGAAGAAAGTTTTAATTTGTGTTGCATAGAGGAACCTGAGGCACATTTGAGTGTTAATAATCTTCGTGTGGCTGTAGATTTCATAAGCAAAACAATTAAAGAGAGCAATTCCCTACTCCAGACTTTAATTTCCTCTCATAACCCAAACATAATAAACAAGCTTGAATTAAATAACGTAGTTGCCTTGACCGGAAATAAAGCTGTTGATTTAAGCTCAGCAGATCCTAAACTTCTTGATTATTTAAGAAAGAGACCTAACTTTGACATACTCAAAATGTTGTTCGCAGACAAAGTAATTTTAGTTGAAGGCCCTAGCGAAGAACTATTGATTAACACATTCCTTTTAAGGCAATCATCATACCTTAACAATATTGAGGTCATCGCAGTTGGCCAAAGAGGATATCGTACTTTTTTAGACATATGGCTTACACTTAATAAAGACAACCCCAAAAAATTAATCGGTATCATTCGAGATTTCGACAATTCGGATACATCTAAAGCTGCGCATGACAGATACGACACAGAGAATGAAAACGTATTCATTAGAACTACACAGGGGTATACTCTAGAATATGATTTCGCACGTGCTGGTAACAACACAAAACTTCTTAGTGCACTTTTTGAAGTTGACGAAAATGAAGATGCAGTTGCACGCCATATGATTCTTGGAAAAACATCTCGAATGTTGCAAGTGTGTGATGCAATGTCAAGAGAGGAATCCCCTCTAGCAATTGTATTACCAGATCATATTCAGCAAGTAGTTGAGGCATTGTCATGATCGATATACAATTAGCCGGAGCCGGTGCAGGAAAAACTTTTGGCTTAGCAGCCGACATAACGAATTACATACTAACTTGTGATAATAGCAAGAAAATATTTGCTTTAACCTATACAAATTCAGCCACAATAAAAATACAATCAGAAGTTAAGAGAAATTTAGGTTACATTCCTCAAAATCTAATCATTCAGACAGTACATAGTTTTTTATTGCATGAAATAATATATCCTTTTTCGAACTATTCTTTAAATGAAATATATAATGATATTTCATTGCAACCGGTCGGGAACCCTCAATATAAAAATGCTTTTTTCAGCCGTTTGAGAAGCAGTAACATTATTCATGCTGAAAATGTATATCACATTTCACGAATGATTTTAGATAAAAATTGTTCTCGGCATAGCAACAAAACAAAAAAAGCGAAAGTGGATTTTATTTTATCACTCATTGCATCAATTATTGACAAAATATATATTGATGAGGTGCAAGACCTAGACGAAGAAGCTCTAATTGCGTTTGATGCATTAGGTCAGCATATAAATATTTATATGATCGGCGATACTAAGCAAGCATTGAAATGGACAGGTTCGTTGCGAGACTACATTGCTAAATCAAGCAATTCTGAACATATTAATTTACTCCCCATAAATAACATTACGCGGAGAGTTCCTTCTAATATACTATCAATCTCTAATTTGTTTTGTTATCAGGGTCAAGAACAAGAATCGTTAAACAGCATCCCTGGAGTTCTAAATTACATAGAATCTTCCAGTGAAAACTACCACTCTTATTTAAAAGCAAAGTCTTCCATAGCGTTAATTTACATAGAGCAAAAACAAGGCGTATATCTAACAAAACAACAATCCAAAAAAATCACTTTCCCAAAAGAAATCAAACACAAAATATCACAAATAAAACATAACAAAAATCCAGAATTATTTGAATCCGCTTTACTTTTAGACCTCATTGATTTAGTTGCGTCCTTGGGAGTAAGACCAGCACTAAATTCTTTTTTAAGAAAACACAACATTCAACTTTCCATTCCAGAGTATGGCCAGTTAGCCAGTTGCTTAGATGACGAGCAAAATATAAATGACGACTTTATAGTAGTCTCTAGCATTGATGCAGCTAAAGGATTGGACGCCGATCATTGTATTTTCATCTTAACAAGAAATACTGCAAGATACTTATGCCGTGAAGTACCTAAAGAATCTCATTTCAACAAAGAATGGATGCGTATGTATGTTGCGTTGACCCGCACTAAACGCGAGCTAACTTTGGCAATTGACCATAATTTATTCTCGACCGAGGAAATCGCCCCTCTTATACAAAAAATAGAAACCTTAGGGTTTACAAAAAATATCATTTAAGTTTAATGTGAGCTTCATAATTATGAGGCTCACAATCATTGATCTCGTTTGAAAAGCCATCCCATTTACTCTCTATCGGAAAGTGAAATTTTTTATCACCAAAAATCACTACAGCTCCTCGAGCCAAAACCTCAAGCTCAAATTGCCGAAACTTTATTCCCTGCATTGCTAATTCATTACGAATTCGTGGTATTTGTGCTCGTTCTATTTTAGCCATTCGGCCAGATGGAGCAATCTGATACATTTTTTGCAAGTCACTTTTCATTCGCTTTCGAATAGACGTCGTTGAAGCTTGTTTAAGTACTCTTCTAAGAACCACTAAAACGGACTTGTCATCCCATGGGATTACTCCGCTTTCAAGCAAATTTAACACCGCTGCGGCTTGCTCAGACGGTGTGGGGGTCATAACTGGATCGCCACCGCCGGTGAGCTTTCCACAGTTATTGACAGGACTCCGAGGCGCGGCAGAGCCGCTTTTTAAGGTCAAAGGCTCAACGGCTAAAACCTTTGGAACGATTCGCCATTCGGCTGTACGGGTTACATGGACACGGTGAGCCCCGAGGTGAGGGGCATAAATCCCGACCACCCTCTCGATATCTTCCTCATACGCGTTGACCTCATCTGTCACCTTACGGGCTACCCTGACGGCCTGAGCATCACGCGGCATATTTGCCCCGCCCTGCGCGATGATATACAGGTCAAACTCACCTTCATCTGCAGCCGCTCGCGCAGCCTCGACCCTGTCGTCAAACTCGCAGGCAATACTCACCCCGCGTGGCAGTTTGCGGAGCTCGCGGTAAGCGCCCATCGTCGGGAGGCCAATCGGTTTAAATTGAGGGATGCGCCATGTAGACGCCCAAGCGGTTACAGCCGCAGCCGTATCTTTCAGAGGCTTGCCGGTGTCGTGATCGAGCTGGCCGTCGAGTGCATAGCCGTCGATATTTTTGGCAATGTATTTAGCGATATAACCCGCCGCACCACCCTGATTAAGTTGACGTGACTCAAAGCGCTGTTTTGCCGCACCCTTTTCGTGTCCGTCCTCTTTGAGGGCGTAACGACGCATAATTTCGTTAATGGCTTTACGCTGATCGGGTTTGCAAAACAGCATCATGTGCCAGTGTGGCGTGCCGTCGTGGTGCGGTTCGACAACGCGCATCCCGTAAACTTCTAAATCTTTATCTTTGAAAGCGGTGCGTATCAGGCTCCAGATTCGGCAGAGATAGCGCTGGCCGTCTTTGGGGGTTAATGCGGTTTCGTTCCAGCCGTGATTGAGCTGTACCGTTTTGTTTTCGCCCTTGCCAACCTGACGCGTCGGGTGATACTTCGACGGCGTGGTCAGCGTGATGAACATCCCCACATCACCCACACTGGCCGCGTAGCGCTCAACACCGGCGATAGTATTCATCAGCTCCATACGGCGTATTTCAGGATTTGAGATACTCCCCATGACCTTACTGATGAGGTCGATACGTTCGCCGGTAACTATGTTTTCCAGCTCGCAGGATTTCAGATATTCGAGATTAGCCAGGCGGCGCGCGTGAACATCACGGATCGCCATTTTGCTTGCGTAGGGTGAACGGTCTTTATTGACCTCACCGGCAGCAATGAGCAGCGCCTCGCGCCAGCGCATACGCTGAGCCTTGAGCTGGTTAACCCACCACTCATCTTTAATCAAACGGGAAATAGCGGAAAATGCCTGGCGGATCGTCATCTGACCCTTAAGGTATTTCTTCCAGTGCAACGGAGTGAAATTGAAAGCGCGCGCGACACCAGCCACCTGACCGTATAAATGCGCCTGCGCCTCATCGGTGAAAAGAGTCTCTTTACCGCCGTGCGCATCCGCCCAGGCGTCGCTCAGTTCCTCGTATTTACTCCAGAGTTGCGCGGCGATTCTGGCCGAGAATTTCCTGAGCTCTTTGTCATTCATATCAGGTAAGCGCGCGTACTGGTCGCGCTCAGACAAAAAGCCAATTGAGGCGGATTCATTCATCCCGCACAACTCGTTAACACGCTCAAGGCGCGGTAGCAGCTTGCGCTCAAACGTGTTTTTGAGGAAATACAGCCCACCCAACGGGCTCTTTGTGCGGCGTATGAAGTTATAACGCGAGGTAAACAGCGTTTGCAGGAAAAATGGCAGGCGGTCAATTCGGTTTAAAACACCTTGCACCTGACGGAATTCGCCACGTGTAAGGGGTCTATCACGGCCAATTGCAGAGCGTTGAGCATTCCATGGGTAAGCACCGACGAAGGTATCGTCGGTGTGCTTCGAGAAAGGAGTTGGTGGCGAGGGGGCAATGCGCCCCCGAGGTTCACCGGCCATTAGGAGTGAAGGCGTCCAGACATTGCTTTGACACGCGCTCAATCTGAGTTTCAAGCGCTGAGAAACAAGTCGCGTCTCCCGTTAAAAGGTCATGCAAGGCAAGACCCGAAACGAGCTTAGAAATGGTCGGGTAGTAACCGACAACATCGAGCCATTCTTTACCTTCATTCTTACCGGATGTGGCAGTTTTCTTCTCCTGCAAAATGAATTGATAGCGGTCGCTGGTAATGACGTACTGGTTATTTATCTCAATGCGTATGCTCATTTTTTTCTTCCTTTCAAAAGTGGTTAGCCAGCTCTACCGAAAATTGCGTTGTGTAACTTTTCCGACTCCTGACCTAATAACTCGATAATCTCGGTGCGATTAAGTTCTGACTTACTGATGTGCGCGATAAGCCCGTCAAACTGAGAAGAGAAACGGGTCGCCGTGTCGCGCTGTGCCTCGCTTACTGCCTGCGCCAGAAGTGCCGAATACATCCCCCGCTGCGCTGTATTTTGCTTTTGCATTTGCCTATCTCCGGACAAAAGGAGTCCCCACGCTGTAAGGCGCGTAATAAAACGAATCCAGATTAATTAATGTAAATACTGCTCAGGCTTTACCGAGGTTAAAATGGTTGGCGCGTACTCAAAAAGGCTGAACAACTCTCGCAGAGCGCGGAAAAGTTTGTCACGCCAATAACAGTCCTCCTCGTTCAAACGCCAGTGCGGCATCATAAACTCCTGTTCTGTCAGTCCCGCATGAAGAAACAGTGAGCGCCTTTGGCTGACGGTAAGGCGGCTGATGAAAGTTGCTTTTGACGCGCCAAGTTGGCGATACCGGGTGAATGCATTTCTCAATTCATCAAGCGCGCAAACAAGACGCTCACGATCGGCTTCAGCCATTTCCTCTAAACGCATCACAGAGTGACGCTGTTTTAATTGAGCGTGGAAACAAACCGTAAGACGCTCCCTTTCCATCATCTGATTGTAAAAATCGCAGGTGTCTTGCCAGCGAGGCTGAGCCAGATACTTGCAGACCAGACCGCGGAGCGCTGTTGGTTGTTTCTGGATCACATCAAGTGTCATTACCGTCATAACCACAGCCCTCTCTTTTTGACCAAGCGGCGAAGCTTCTCGATAACGCCCTGCTTACGGGTTCTGATGATGATGCCCTTACATCCACGACCGTGAGTGATAGTGAAGTTGATCGGATTAGGGCTTTCTCTTCGAAGCAGCTGTGCGATACAGCGGGGCTCTTTCATAATTTCTCCTTAGGGAGTCGGGTTTTAACCATGCCCGACACATGGCCTTGTGATAGGATCGAATCGCCAAAAACAAGCCAATCACATGAGGTATTTCATGACTAATCAACAAAATGAAGAATTAATTGCCATTCTAAAATCAGCCATTTCATTGGTTAATTCTTCCTCTGATGCGATCTCTAATCGTGAGAAGGCTGAGGAAATCAACAAACTGTCAGTCCAGTTGAGAGAGGCAATTCAATCTAAAATGCCTGTCACGCATAAAAGCTTTTTAGATATCAACTAAGCTCAAATACTGGTGGGGTTTGCCATAGCCCCACGTTCTTTTGCTAAAAATTCCAGATACAGCCCTGCAATCTCCTCATAGGCAACATCAAGTTCAAAAACTTCTCCAGACGTAAGATGCACCTCAACTTTGTCGGCTGTTTCAGTGCGCTCACGGATAGCGGCCACGCTTTTTAAGTCGATCAGCACCCGCATACCATTAGTGATATGACGAATGCAGCCATGCTTTATTGGTTTACACATGAAATTTCTCGATTGAATTAGATGAATCTAATTACCGTGAAGGTTGCCCTAAGCCGAGCCACATCAGCCAACCATCGCGAATCTCTTTAGGGCGGCTGTCATAAGCCATCTTCATTCCTTTATTCCATGCTGGCAGGTAGACCCAATATTCCCCTGCACGCCCACTCGTTGACTGCGGATCAGTCATCTCGACTACAGGCAGCTTGCCCTTCTCAATCATGCCTTTAACGGCTGCGGGGGTTTTACCAATAAGACGGGCAAACTCCTGATATGGAACCGCATCTGTTCTGCTTACAAGCTGGTTGTTCATCTGCTACGATTCTCCTTTAGTGTGATTAATTGCTCTTAATGGGCTTTAATTGCTCTAACTAGGTAACCCAATAAGAGTAAAACATCCCAATAGGGGCAATATTCTTCTATAGGAGTAACTATGTCAACCCCGGTATTTGAGAAGATAAAGCTGATTAGAGAATCAGAGAGATTAAACAAGAGGCAATTCAGTGAGTTAACAGGAATAGCCTATAGCTCTCTTGCAGGTTATGAGTCCGGTGACAAAAAGCCCGGAGTTGAGCAAATCATGAAAATTCTGCAGCACCCACGATTCACAAAGTACACGTTGTGGTTCATGGCCGATCAAATAACACCTGAAGCTGGGCAAATTGCACCGGCTCTCGCGCACTTTGGGCCGCAGACAACCACATCACCCCACTCAGACCAGAAAACTGGCTAACCATTTACGGCGCTTATTTGTGCAGTAAATGCACAGTGAGTTTTTGCTATTTAAATCAGGAAATTGAAGTACGCAGTAACATCATCGGGAGGCTTTATGTCTGTTAAAAAGCTCGATGATGGTCGATATGAAGTGGACATTAGACCGACCGGGCGTAACGGAAAACGCATCCGTCGGAAGTTCGACAAGAAAAGCGAGGCGATGGCTTTTGAAAAACATACTCAATATAACCATCACTCAAAGGAATGGCTTTCAAAACCCACGGACAAACGCCAACTGTCAGAACTGAAAGAGTTATGGTGGAAGCTGAAAGGTAAACACGAGGAACACGGTCAATCGTATCTCAAGAAAATTGATCGTTTCGAAACGATGACCGGTAACCCATGCGCTTTCCAGATCACCAAGAGCCTGATAACGCAATATTGTGCTCAACGCCGGGGTGAAGGTATTAAGCCAACTACCATCAACCGCGACCTGATCACATTAGGTGGGATGTTTACTACCTTGATTGAGTCAGAAATGTATAACGGCGAGCATCCGTTTAGAGGGTTCAAAAAACTGAAAGAGCAGACTGCCGAAACGGGCTATCTCACTCTTGAGGAAATTGACGCCTTACTAGCAGCGCTATCAGGAGACAATCGTAAAATTGCCGTCTTGTGTCTGAGTACCGGGGCAAGATGGGGAGAGGCTGCAAGGCTGAAAGCGGAGAACGTGATTCATAACCGGGTGTCTTTCGTTAAGACGAAAACCAACATACCGCGAACGGTTCCGATCTCTGACGACGTTGCGGCTTACATAGTCGGTAAAACAAGGGGCTTTCTGTTTGCTGAGGCCAGTTATGCTGAATTCAGGCGAATCCTCAAAGCGGTTAAACCAGATTTACCGGCCGGGCAAGCGACACATGCGCTGCGACACTCTTTCGCCACGCACTTTATGATTAACGGGGGCAACATCATCACACTGCAGAGAATCTTAGGTCATACGAAAATTGCGCAGACAATGGTCTACGCGCACTTCGCTCCTCAGTACCTGCAGGATGCGATTTCGCTTAACCCGTTGAAGGGTGCTAGCGGTGGTCAGAGTGTCCACAATGTGTCCACACCCTAGCCGCTTTTTATGGCTTTTGACTGCTAGCAGTAAAACTTGAAGCCTTGTCTGGCGCGGCTTTCCAGTTACGCCAGACATTAAAAAGGCTCCCTCAGGAGCCTTTCAAACCATCAATGCAGCGACGCCAACCTCGCCGCAAATCCGACAAACAGCAAACCTATCAGACCGTTCCCCAGCTTTGCCAGTTTCTTTTTGGTTTTCAGGTAACGAGTGACAAACGCGCCGGAGAAGATCAGGAAGCTCATGTACATGAAGCTTATTAACTCCAGCGTCGTGGCGAGGATCAGGAAAGAAGTGCCGGTACTTTGTGCATTCACGTCAATGAACTGAACGAAGAACGATACGTAGAACAAAATCGCTTTGGGATTGGTCAGGCTTAATACCAGTGAACGTTTCATGATCATACTGGCCGGTTCAGGGCCGCTCTCATGCGCGCTTTTTTGACGGTTCACTACCGACCAGAGCATTTTGCCCCCCAGCCAGAGCAGATAGAAGGCCCCGAGATAGCGCACGATATTGAACAGTACCGGCGTGGTCTGGATTAATGCCGCGACGCCCGCCCAAGCCAGAAACATCAGTACCGCATCGCCGATAAATACGCCCGTCGCGGCGAGATACCCTTTTTTAACGCCGTGACCAATCCCGGTTTTGAGCACAAACAGGGTATTCGGCCCTGGCACCAGCACGATAAAAAACGCACCAACAACATACGTCCAGAAATTCAGTACGCCAAACTCCGCAAACACTTCTCCCTCCTTTTGCTAAACACCACAGGAACAACGCTGCAAATACGCTATTCCCAAAAAATCAGACG